TATGTATTTAGGGGATAATTTCTTTTCTGATAATTATTTTTCTGGATTTATGAGTGGTAAAGAATTGTGTGACAATACGGCAGTATGTACATTTCCAAGTTCAGGATATGTAACTATCAAGATCGAACGGTCATTATAATTGTCGTGGAGCGCGGAGGTCGCGAAAACCCACATGCTTTAGCTGTGGGATGAAGCAGAACCTCGCACAGTAGTTAAGAGTTATATTGTTTATAGAAAAGTATATAAGTTTGTAAAGCCTATATTAGTATAGGAAGTGAAACGATGCTTAAAGCCTACAAGTACAAACTAGAACCTACAGCCGAACAAAAGATTTTGATTGAAAAGCATATCGGAAGCTGTAGGTATATCTACAATTGGGCTTTGAGCCTTAAAATTAAGTCCTATGAAGAAACCGGAAAATCTCTTTCACAGTTTGATATTAATAAGAGAATAACATCTCTCAAAGTTGAAAACAAATGGTTAGGTGAGGTTAACTCACAGTCTCTTCAAGGAATGACTAGAAACTTAGAATCCGCTTTTACTAAATTCTTCAGGGAAAAGAAAGGATTTCCTAAGTTTAAGTCTAAAAAGAATCCTATACAGTCATTCCCTGTGCCACAGCATTACACTGTAGATTTTGAAAAAGGAAATATAAAACTCCCTAAGTTTGGAATTGTTAAAGCAGTTCTTCACAGGAAGTTTGAAGGTGAATTGAAAACAGCAACTGTGTCAAAGTCTTACACTGGGAAATACTACATTAGTATCCTTGTTGAAGATGGAAAAGAACTTCCAACAAATGGAACTTTTTCAGAATCAACAACAATAGGAATAGATTTAGGCATTAAGGATTTTGCAGTATTCTCTACAGGAGAAAAGATCGAGAATCCTAAGTACTTGAAAAACTCTATTAAAAGGTTGAAAGTGCTTCAGAAAAGAGTTTCAAGAAAACAGAAAGGTTCTAAGAACAGAGAAAAGGCAAAGCAAAGACTTGCTGTACTCCACGAGAAAATAAGCAATCAGAGAACTGACTTCCAGCATAAACTCTCTTCTAGACTAATCAGCGAAAACCAAGCAATTGCTGTTGAAACTCTGAATGTCAAAGGTATGCAAAAGAACCACCACCTTGCACAGGCTATAGGTGATTCTGCCTGGAGTAGTTTTGTAACAAAACTAGAGTATAAAGCCAAATGGTTAGGGAAAACCGTGCTCAGAATAGGACAATTTGAACCGTCTTCAAAGATTTGTCATGTGTGCGGATACCATAAATCAGATCTAACTTTGAAAGATAGGGAATGGATCTGCCCGGACTGCAAGACGGTCTTGGATAGAGACGTCAATGCAGCTATTAACATTAAGAAATTCGCTCTCATGGATCAAAACCTGATAGGGGTTTAAGCCTATCAACACTCTCGGAGCGAGAGGAAGAGCCTGGGGACTCGTTGACAAAAGTCAAGGGAATGAATCAGGAAGCCACCCTGCTTTAGCGGGTGGTAGCTCACAATTCCTACGCTTCTAACGATATTTGCAAAAGTATATATACGCATCATATAATATTATATTACTATGTTGTGTTTTCAAAACGACAATATTGAGCACGGCACGATATGTACAAACCGCTGCGATAAATGGGCAGACTGTGAACGCAGAAAAGCCCCGTCTCACATGAAAATACCTTTTTTGATTGAAACTGTTGATATTCTTGTTCAAGAGATTGAACCGCAAGTAATCGACGGCATCCATGTAATTACCTATCGCCCAGACGGTATCTCACCACAAGCCACTGAGCATGGAGTTTTAGAAGAGATATCCCCCTCTGTCACCGCAATGGAAAAAGATACATTTAAACCTACTTACTATAGCAATTTACTTACACAGCCATGACCCGAACACTGCCGCCTCTGGTTCCTATAATTTGCGCTCATCCTGATTGTAATAACATGATATGGATTACGAAAAAACAGAAAAGAGAGCTGATAGTAACTAATTATCTTAAGTACGGTGATTTGTCAGCCGGTATATGTTGCTCTCCTGGATGTCAACAAAAATTATTAGAAGAGTATAACGAATCTGAATTTTTGACAAAGGGTACTATCAAAAACCGTGAATATGCTCTGGTGATACAGGGATGCGACGTGGCAAAAAGACCGAAAGAGGATGTAGTCCGATTGATCGTAGGAAACACGACTGAACAGCAAGCACGGTGTCTCATAGAGGAGTTAAAATCATTGATCTCTGTGCAAAATAAAAAAACAATGACTTCTAATGATGTTCAGAGATTCTTATTAACAAAAATGCCCTCAATCATAAAACCGAAAAGTGACAAAATTGACGTCACGGCATGGAGGGTAATGAATAAATGTAAAGAGTTGTACCCGGATGCGATTCAAATAGAACGGTTCAATGAGAAAGATAGGTGCATTGAGTTAATAAAATCAATTTTATAATAATCTACTTACGTGGTGGTAAGAAGATCTCCTTACTGTGGTGTAAGCAGGTATATAAACGTATTTATTATTTGTTTTATATTCTTACTATTAATAGGTGTAAATTTAGATATTTTGATTTTAAACAGTCAATCTACAATAATTTATAATTTTCTCAATTTAATTTTTAGGATTCTCGAGATACGAAGGATTGAGTTCTATTTTTGTTAATATACTTATCCTGCTTTTTTCAGTCTATGGTCTTGTGTTCTGTCGATTACGTGAAGTCAAAAATATTTTCCAGTACCCTAACAGACTTAGACATTTCTAACATCATAACTGAAACGTCAGATGAAGTTTTAGCCAGATGTGAAACTACCGACGAAACCAACCCCCTTGTTATTTTAGCCGGTAAATATGCCATACTTGCAGCCGTCCTCCGAAAAATGAAAACTACCGGAGAAGCTGCAGCCAGTGTGAAAACCGGCAATAGTCAACGACAGAACACAACCGACCTAGATATTGAAACATACGAGAAAAAAGCAGACTATTATATTGAAAATTATAAAAATACGGTGTCTTATTTTTTTTCAAGTCCTTCCTATCACACAGGATTCAATTGCCACGGGGGCAGTCATGGGCTCAATTGATTATGCCATGCTGCATTCCTGCCAGATTTTACGAGATACCGGGACTACTCAGAATGCAGCAGGTTCTCCCATTCCGAACTTAGTTCCTACTGATAGCGTTTGCTTATTTTCTAATATTTCGTCGGCTGGAAACTATATTTCAGCAGGTGAAGCTGGAAAAGTAATAGAATCGTCGCTTATTGTTTTCCTTCCTTCTACTGCAACAGTTCAGGAAGGAGATTTCATCAGCACGACTGAAAGCAACTATTCAGGCACTTATGAAGTTCAGAAAGTAGACGCTCCTGAAATTCCCTTTTCCGGAATAGTTGACCACAAAGAGGCATTCCTAAAGGCGGTGAAAAAACGTGGCTAATAAAATGTTCACCGTTAAAATTGAGGGAATAAAAGAGATCCAGAACACTTTCAAACTCTTAGAAAAAGACATAATGGACGTTGTTACCGAATCCGTAAAAGACGGCGGGAACGTAGTAAAAACTGCCGCTAAAGGACACGTTCACGTAATAACCGGCAGGCTCCGAGATTCAATAGGCGAAGTTCGTGTGGTCAAAACGCCAAATAGAACCGAAGTTCAGGTAGGTTCTACCGTTCCTTATGCAGCAAAAGAGGAATTCAGAGTCGGGGGGAAGTATCCTGGCCCTCACTCATACATGAGATGGGCTCTGGACACCCGCGAAAAGGAAATCGTTTCGACAATAGAAAATAAAATAACTACCAGGCTCGCGAGGTATAGATGACCCTGATAGATGAAGCGGTCCGAGCGGTACTCCTTGCAAATTCTACAGTTGTCGGCATGGTGGGTACTCGTATATATCCGCTCCAGCTTCCCCTTTCATGCACATTTCCTGCAATCTCTTACTCTTTTCCTTCAGACAATTACGCAAGAGTGGCGAGATCAGCCAGGCTTCAGGTGGACTGCTGGGCTGAAGATTTCACGCAATGCAAGAACCTGAAAAATGCAGTAGAAGCCGCTCTGGATGGATATTCGGGTACAGTTTCCGGTATCAATATCGAAGGCATTTTTCCAATTTCTCCGTATGATCTCCCTCCGGATGAAACGGGGCTTTTTCACATTCCATATGATTTCAAAATTATCTATAGACATTGAGGACAGAACATGACGACATACCAGACAAGCGCGCAGCATAGCGAAACTATCCGCTTCGGTTCGGCAAAAATCGAAGTGGGAGAAACCGAGGAGAGTCTCGTAAACCTGGGGCTCGCAACCGGGGTAAAATTCACCGAAGAATATACGCCTGTTGCCCTGAAACCCGACAATGCCCCTGAAATCGTTGTCGGTGTAAAAGACCACAGCGCAACCGTTGAATTCGAGATGTGGGAAGTCAACCTCACAAATCTCAACCTGATCCGAGGCGGGATTGATACCCTCGGCAGCGTTGAAGGTTCGGAAACTCCTGTAAGCGCAGAAACCCATACACTGACTGATACTAATTTTGTCAGGCTCGTCCACAAGAACGGAGACGGCTCAGAGGTTGCTTCTATAGTTGTAACGGATGCCGCCGATATCGCAGCTGTCAGAAACACTAACTACGTGGTCGCAGTCGATGAAGAGGGCTATACCTGCATTGCCAGGGTGGCAGATTCAAATGTGATTACGGACGGTGGCGGAATAAAGGTAAGCTATTCTTACACTCCTTATGCTGCAACAACTCTCTCAAGCGGCGGGAAAAATACGGTATCTGCCAGAGTGGTCAGGCTCACGAACACCAATGCAGCTGACAAGAAGTTCGAGATCA